AAAGATTTTAAAGAAATATTTCCTGATGTTAGCTTGCAATCAGATAGCAAGGCAGCAGGAAGATGGAACACCAACAAAGGTGGAGAGTATTTTGCTATAGGGGTGGGTGGTGCGGTTACTGGTAAAGGTGCTGATCTGTTGGTGATTGATGATCCTCATTCAGAACAAGAGGGTGCAAGTGCCGACATCAATGTCTTTAATCGTACTTACGAATGGTACACTTCTGGTCCACGACAGCGTTTACAACCGAATGGTTCTATCGTTGTGGTTATGACAAGATGGCACAATAAAGACCTAACGGGTCAAGTGGTAGATGCCAGCATAAAGCGTGGTGGTGCAGATGAGTGGGAAGTTATTGAATTACCTGCCATTATGCCTTCAGGCAATCCTTTGTGGGCGCAGTTCTGGGATATTAAAGAACTTAATGCACTAAGATCAGAGCTTCCCAACAGTAAATGGATGGCTCAGTATCAACAAGACCCCACTTCAGAAGAAGGGGCGTTGGTTAAAAGAGAATGGTGGCAGATATGGGAAGGCAGAGAGCCTCCTCAATGTGAGTTTGTTATACAGTCATGGGACACAGCCTTTATGAAGAATCAAAGGGCTGACTATTCTGCTTGCACAACATGGGGTGTTTTTTATAAAGAAGATGAAGATGAGGGCAAGTTTGCACCGAATATTATCCTTCTAGACGCATACAAAGAAAGATTAGAGTTTCCAGAGCTAAAAGTAAAAGCAATGGAAAAATACACAGATTATAAGCCCGATGCCTTTATTGTAGAGGCAAAGGCTGCGGGTATGCCATTGATTTTTGAATTGAGAGCAATGGGCATTCCAGTACAAGAGTACACACCTAGTAGAGGTAACGATAAGATATCAAGAGTCAATGCAGTGTCTGACTTATTTGCTTCAGGGGTTGTGTGGTGTCCAGAGACTAGATGGGCTGAAGAAGTCGTAGAAGAGTTTGCTGGATTTCCAAATATGGAACACGATGATTTAGTTGATAGCAGTACGCAAGCTCTGTTAAGATACAGACAAGGTGGATTCATTTCTTTGCAGTCAGATGAAGAAGATGAGCCGTTAGAACATAATCGTATTGCAAATTATTATTAGGAGTTACTTTGGCTATTGAGAGACAACCTGCTACGCCTATTGAAGGCACAATTGAGCAGGAACCACAAGATTTAGACATTATCATTGAGAATCCAGAGTCGGTAGAAATTGCTACTGATGATGGTGGCATGATTATTGATTTTGATCCCAATGCTCAAAGCGTTGGAGATGAGGACTTTAATTCTAATTTAGCAGAGTATATTGATGAAGATGAATTACAGAAGCTAGGTAATGAGCTTATCAATGCTTACAGTGGAGACAAAGACTCAAGATCAGAGTGGGAAGAGACTTATACAAAAGGTCTCGACCAGCTTGGATTAAAGATAGAAGAACGAACTGAGCCTTGGGCTGGTGCTTGCGGGGTGTTTCATCCGATGTTAAGTGAAGCAGTTATTCGTTTTCAATCACAATCTATTTCTGAAATGTTTCCAGCACAGGGTCCAGTAAGGACTAAGATCGTTGGCAAGATTACTGAAGATAAAGAAAAACAAGCGGAAAGAGTACAAGATTACTTAAATTATCTTCTTACTTATGAGATGACAGAGTATAGAACTGAAACAGAGAAGATGTTATTTTCTTTGCCTTTAGCTGGTTCTGCGTTTCGTAAAGTTTATTACGACCCTAGCTTAGGCAGACCCAGCTCTATATTTGTGCCAGCAGAAGAAGTAATTGTTAATTATGGTGCAAGCGATTTAGAAACGTGCCAAAGAGCAACTCATTTAATGCGTAAGTCAACAAACGAAGTACGCAAAATGCAAGTCAGTGGTTTCTATAGAGATATAGAGTTGCCTGAATCAAATACTGATTATTCAGATGTTGCCAAGAAATATGATGACATTACGGGCGAATCTCCTACATTTAACTATGATGATAGGCAAACAATTCTTGAGATGCAGGTTGATTTAGACCTGATTGGTTACGAAGACACAAATGATAGCGGAGAGCAAACAGGCATTGCTTTGCCTTATGTGGTCACAATGGATTACCCAAGCGGTATTGTTCTAAGCATTAGAAGAAATTATTACGAAGATGATCCAGCAAAACTAAGAAGGATGCACTTTGTTCACTATCAATACCTACCTGGAATAGGATTCTATGGCTTTGGTTTGATACACATGGTCGGTGGATTGGCTAAATCTGCAACATCAATACTTAGACAATTGGTTGATGCGGGTACTTTATCTAATTTGCCTGGTGGATTAAAGGCTAGAGGGCTTAGAATTAAAGGAGATGATACTCCAATAATGCCTGGAGAGTTTAGAGATGTAGATGTTCCTGGTGGTGCAATACGAGACAATATCACCTTTTTACCTTACAAGGAGCCTTCAGGAACACTCTACCAACTTTTGCAGAACATTGTAGAAGAGGGTAGGCGTTTTGCTAGCATTTCAGATATGAAAATATCCGATATGAATAATCAAGCACCAGTTGGTACAACACTTGCTTTGCTTGAGCGAAACATGAAAGTAATGAGTGCAGTACAAGCAAGACTCCATGCTTCTATGCGAAGAGAGTTTGAAATACTTGTAAACATCATTACAGACTTTACTGATCCAGCATATCCTTATGAAATGGATGAAGAAGAGTTTATTAAGGCAGAAGATTTTGATAAAAGAATAGATGTTCTTCCAGTGTCTGATCCCAATGCCTCTACAATGGCACAGAGGATTATGCAGTATCAAGCTGCAATGCAATTAGCACAATCAGCCCCAGATATGTATAACCTAAAAGAATTACATAGGCAGATGTTAGAAGTATTAGGAATAAGGAATGTAGAAGACATTGTTCCTATGGAAGAAGAAGTGCCACCTGTTGATCCAGTAACTGCGGTTCAAAACTTAATTAACGGCATTCCTGTTCAAGCGCATATGACCCAAGACCATGAGGCGCATATACAAACAATTGTTTCTGCACAACAAAATCCAGAGATTATGGCATTGGTTGAGCAATCACCTAGAGCGCCAGCTATTATGGCAGCAGCTTCTGCTTATATTAATGAGCATTTAACAATGCAATTTAGAAAAGAAGTTGAAATGGAAATGGGTGTTGAGTTGCCACCAGAGGGTGAACCATTGCCAGCAGATGTAGAAAAACGAATTTCTAGTCTTGTTGCAGAAGCAGCCAGACGAGTATCAGCAACCTCTCAAGCTCAAGCTGAACAAGAAAGAATACAAGAACAACAGCAAGACCCACTGATTCAAATGAAAGAAAGAGAGCTTGCAATTAAAGAGGGTGAGTTGCAACGCAAGGCTCAAAACGATCAAGCTAGGCTAGAACTTGATGCGATGAAAGCTAGTGCTAATGTTGAGATAGAAAAGAAAAGAATTGGGTCACAAGCAGAGATTGCGGGCGCAAACATAGGACAGCGTATTGCTAGCGATTTGCTAGAAGCAGAACAAATTAAAGACAAACAAGCCAGAGAAGATTATCAAAAAGGTGTTGACATTGGGATAGAAATCGCAAAAGATAGCACTACGAATGATAAATAATATCAAAGAGCAAGCACAAAACATGGAAGGGTTATCTCTTTCTGGTTTTTTAAAAAAAAGACTTCGAGATATTATGAATGAACATGCCGATCATATTTCGACAGGAGCTTGTAAAGATTACAGCGATTATCAAAAGATGGCTGGCATAATAGAGGGATTAGCCCTCGCAGAGCGTGAAGTTCTAGATTGGTTAGATAAAAACGCTTTAGAATAGGAACTCGACTCCCTATAAGTCGTGCAACATATGAAAGATGAAGCATTAAAAAATATACCCGAACCAGAAAGTGTTGAAAGCCCTTTGGTTGATGAAGATGTTAAAAGCCAACTTCCTGAACCTAAAGGCTGGAGAATACTTGTTGCAATGCCTAAACCTGAAGAAAAAACAGATGGTGGCATTATAAAAGCATCTACAACTGTTAGAGATGAAGAACTAAGCAATATATGTGGGTATGTTCTCAAACTTGGAGATGAATGCTATAACGACCCAAATAGATTTCCTTCTGGCGCTTGGTGTCAAAAAGGTGATTGGGTTTTGTTTCGTGCTTATTCTGGCACTCGTATCAAAATGTATGGACAAGAGTTTCGTTTAATTAACGATGACACTGTAGAAGCAGTTGTCGATGATCCTACAGGAGTAGTAAGAGCATGAGCGAGACTGAAATAATTAATGAAGAACCAGTAGTTAATACTGAAACCACTTCAAAAGAAGATAGTTTCTTTGGCAAAAGCACAGAAATTGACTCGTCTGTTGATGAGAATTTAGAAGTAGAGGTTATTGACGATACTCCTGAAGAAGATCGAAGACCTAAAAAATCTAAAGAATCAAATGAAAAAGTTGATAATGATGATTTAGATAAAGAGATAGCGAATTACAGCCAGAGAGCTGCTGATCGTATTAATCAAGTTAAATACGAATACCACGAAGAAAGAAGAGCAAAAGAAGCAGCAGCAAGAGAATCAAAAGAAGCTGTTCAAAGACTTCAAACAGTCATGTCTGAAAATGCAAGACTTCAAAAGATGGTAGAGCAAGGCGGTGAAGCATTAAATAAAACGGCTCACAACAATGCTTTATGGGCAAAACAAAATGCTCAAGCAGAATTTAAAAAGGCTTATGAAGAAGGCGATGCCGATGCAATGGCTAAGGCACAAGAGCTTTTATCTAAAGCAACATTAGCGGAACAGCAAGCTAATTCAACTGCCCAAAGGGTTCAGAGTCATATTGTTGAAAATATGCCTCCTGAGCCACCACAAGTTCCACAGCGTCAACTTGACCCAGA